GTTTGTCAAAAGCACAAACACTTCCTCTTGATAATCAACATCAACAATACCTTCGCAGTTCGCTAGAATCAAACCTTTCTTGAGCGAAAGACCCGAGCGAGAATGCAAACGAATACTGTGATTCTGCAATGGCAATTCTGGACGTGAGATATCTGCGTATGTTTCGATTGTTTTGCGATGATCGATTTTAAAGATCAAGCCTGTTGGAATTAACAGACGATCTCCTGGATAAATTGAAATCTCTCCAAACGAATTGACTTGTCGTTCGATAGGTGAGTTAAATGAATCATATCCAGTTACAACATTACTTGTTGGCTGGAATGATAAATCAAAACAGTTTGCTAAAGTAGTTCCGTATGTTGGTAATTCTATATCATCACGAAGTCTATACACACTCAAATAAATCATACAGGATCCTTTTTCTTTTTTCCGATTGTATACTTGGAAACCAACTGCCACTGATTCTTATCCTTGAATGGAAGAATCTTAATTTGGCTCAATGGTGCAACATTATCTTTTGTCTTGTCTGCATCAACCAACTTGACCAATCCCCACTCAGCCATTAGATTCGCAATTGTGTTACGACGCTGAATGTCGTTATCTGACATATTGGATGGCTTACCGTCCAACTCAAAGAGTTCTTTGAAGTGTACGATATAATACTTTCCTTGTTTATGGAGGATATGGCAGGATTGATAAAGAATGTTATCGTTCTTTGCTGCAACACCAATGCGAGTTAGCGTCTCACGGACTTTGAGGAAGTCGTCTTGTTTTTCTAATGTGACTTCTACTAATTTTTCGACCATGGTCAATCACCCTTATATAATTGTTTCTTCATCGCGGTGATCTGGTCGTCAGAAAGGATCTTTAATGCTTCCTCTGCTTTCGCATCGGAGTATCCATAGTATTCTTTAATAACACTCAAATCACTACTTTGAGCCTTTTTATGCCATTTAGAGTATGATCGCTTAGAGGCTCTAACAATATTTAGGAGAAAATCATATTTGAGTTTATTATCGAGAGTCGTGTATCGATTCATTTCGTTCGCTAATAGAACGGTGTCTCTATGAAAAGAAAGAGCACGATTGACCATAAAAGATGAGTATGACTTTTCATCCTGTTCTGTCAGAAGAGCATACTGCTTCGTCTGTAGAATAGACGGAATAATTTCTTTAAAGAGGTCAGCCATTGAAAGGTTCGCCTAATTGTGATTTTCTTTTACGCTGTTCTTCTGCATGCCGTTTTCTTCCTTCAATAAGTTTTTCAATTGCTTCTGGATGATTTTTAATATATTCTTTTCTATCGTAAGATCTCTTCACCAGCATTTCTGGATTATTCATATAATATTCTTTCATTGCAATAGAAGATTTTACTGCTCTATTTGTGTTATTTTTTGATGGGTGTTTTTCTGGATTATTTTTATAATACTCTTTTTTTGCAGCAGATATTTCCTGTTTCTTTTCTGGATTATTTCTATAATATGCCTTCATTGAATTAGACATTTTATTGCGAACTTCGGGTCTTTTTGCGGGATTATTTTTACCAGAAAATAATTTTTGCATTTTCTCTTTATGCTTATTGGCAATACCAGGATTACGCATTGGATTACAATTTGGATCTTTTTTTAACCTTTCAGTTTGCGAAAAAGACAATTTACTGCGAACTTCTGTTCTTTTTGTTGGATTATTATCCCCAATAAAAGCATCAGACATTTTTTTTCTTAACCAACCATATAGTTTATTATTTCTAGATTCACCGATGGTCATCATGGATGCAGCATATAACAAACTATAATTTTCTGGATAAATTTTTAATAGTAATTGATGGGCAACATAATGCTCTTCAGCAGTTAGATCTACCAGATTGGTCGGATCGTCATTTCCACCCATGCATCTTGGAATGATGTGGTGCGTCTCGCAATAACCCTCAAGCAATCTATTTTTTGCTCTGTTTATCAGAGCATCATAATGCTTTTGGTAGTTCATGAGAACTTGCACTCCACCATCATCTCTGTAAGACATGCGGTGAGGTTCAGTTCCTGATCTGCGACAAATGCTGATTGATATTGATACTTTGCGAGAATCAAAACTGCATTTGGAATCGTGGACTTATCCATAACTTCATAAAGACTGTCATAGATCTTACGATAAATCTTCGCAGGATCGTCGCTACCAAAATCAGCAACCCACTTACGCATTGCACTGAAGTTTTGATCTTTGAGTGATGCAACCAATTCAGTCAATGAAACATCAGCAATACTGGAAAGAATCCCAGCATCAATCTTACCGCTGACAGAATATCTTTGGAGTTCGTTTAGAACACGACGATAGTCAGGGAAGTGCTTCTTGACAACTTCAGCCAGTACTGCTTTATCATACGGCACCTTTTCAGTTGCGAGGATTTCAGCAGCACGCTTCATAAACGCCATTGCCATCTTGGGTTTATCTTCCTTGCGTAGTTTGAATTCAATCACAGCGCAGCGAGAATGCAATGGCTCAATGATACGGTTCTTGTAGTTACAAGTCATGATGAAGGTGCAGTTATGCGCAAACTCTTCCATTGCAGCACGCATGGCTGGTTGAGTTGAGTTTGGATTTAGATAATCTGCTTCGTCGATAATGATGACTTTTTTACCGCCACCAAGAGACATTGCACTCGCATAGTTCTTGATCTTTGTTCGAAACGTATCAATACCACTCTCATCCGACCCGTTGATCATCAAATAGTCGCAACCAATCTCATCACACAGCGCTCTTGCAACTGTAGTCTTGCCAGTGCCAGGTCCACCGCAGAGAAGGAGATGAGGAATCTCCTTGCGATCTACATACGACTGAAAAGTGGACTTGTATTCCTCTGGAAGGATACAATCGGCAATAGTATGAGGACGGTATTTTTCAACCCACAATGCTTCAACCATAATATAAAACTCCTTGTCACTCAGTCACTATTCTACGCCATTTACCGTTTGCATACAAGTACATTTCACCATCTGGTCCGACGGTCATACTTGCCTTTACATGCTTTTGAGTTCCAGGGACAAACTGCGGTCCAAAATGGTACGTGTTAGGCTCGGTCGGACGCAGTTCGCCATACTCAGCACCAAGAGTTAGTTTACCATTGTGACCATTGGATTCAATTTCCTTGATGGACTTTGTTTTTTCAGAATCTGGTAAAATGGCTGCGGCGGCAACAATGCCACCACCAGCAACGCCACCAGCAAGACCAAGATACTTGAAAAAATTACGTCTTGTTGCCATACTTGTGCTCCCATACTGAATATGCAGCAACGAATAACACCAATAGAACTATTGGTGCTGATGCGGGAATCCACAAAAAGAAAGTATTTACTATGGCAAAGATTGCGAATACAAGAGCCACAATCAGTACTGATAGATCTGATTTATGCATAATATAACTCCAGAGAGAGAATGGGGTGGAGGAGGTGAACCCTCACGATGAGCAGTCTGGCGGATAGTACCGTCGGCAATGAGTGCCGCACCCCATAGTTTTATTTAGCCACGTTTTCGTAAATGGTCTGGAAGTCACTCTGCTCTGCAACTTCCTCTTCATAATTACGTTTGTGGTAGGTCCGCGCTAGTTTACGTCCCAACTTCTTGGGAATCTCACATTCGTCTTGCATCTTCTGAAGAATCTCTTTGATGAGATCTCGCTCTGCTTCAATACGAGTGAGTGAGTTTGAGATTTCTTGAAGGCATCCCAGAACCTTTGCTTTATCAAGTGCCATGATCAATCTTCTCCAAATGTCGACGCTGCTGCTTCAATCGCAATGTAATAGGTAATTGCAACAGTCTTGTGTTTGAACTGCGCCATTCCTTTCTTTGCAATCGCAACATCATATGAGCCATCAAGCAACTTGAAGTTTTCAACCTTCATAACAACTTTGAAAGTCTTACCATCAGTTACTGATCCAATCTCAATCTTAGATTGATCAGCAGAATCATCCTTCACATCAGTTGCAATAAACTGAATTGTAGAACCATCGCTTTCAAATACAAAGTTTGGTGAGCCAGAAATGCCAGCACTCTTACGCATCCAATCAAGATCTTCTTGCGAAAGGCTGAACGAGCAATCAGGATCGCCGAATGTAATTGGCTTTTCTGGTGCTGTTACAATCACCTTTGGTGAACAATACTTGATATAATCAGACTTCTTCTTATTCTCAGTGCTGATATTGATTTTATCATCATCAAACGCCAACTCTGCATCCTTGTAAAGAGAAACCTTTGCGAGGAGTTTATTCAAATCGTACAAAGCAAATTCTTTTGGAAAACTCTCACCAACTGTTGCTTCGACAAAGATTGTCTTCAGCGGTGAAATGGTTTTCAAAGTATTGCCAGACTTGAAAAGGAGACTTTGGTTGATGCTCGAGAAATTCTTGAGCACTGTCACTGTATCATCAGAAAGTTTCATAATTTACGACCTCAATTGCTTCAACACGATTATTATATAACGAATCAACTATTTTGTCAACCCTACTGGTCAACTCATCCAAACTACAATTATTATCCATCACAATATCATAGTCAGAACCAATCCATGCCCATTCAGAATAATGGACTTCTGGATATGCATTACGCATCACATCTAGATTGTGATGCCCCAAATTGCACTCTCGAGCCAAATCATACCACTCAGGATCAGGACCACGACGAACACGAATAACATGTCCCCCAGAATCTCTAATAGCCTTGATCTCATTTGGAAATCTCACATCAGCAATCACATAATTGTTCCAAGGTGCTTGCTCACAACGACGCATCACAGTGTGGACCCAGAGGTCAGGATGGAAGACATCCCTTCCTGCCTCTGTGCCCATTAGCTGGAGTGCTAATCTTGGTGAAAATGGCTTACCAAGTTTTTCAGACCACCACGGATCATCTTGTTCACGCCATGCTCTTGAGCCTGGAGTGTCGCCTTCGAGCATACTACGATTCCAACCAAAGATCGTAGCGCAAGCATCTTTGACGCTGTTTGCGTAACTCTCTTTGCAAAAATCGTGACGATCTACCAAGAGATCTGCAACTGTGCCTTTCCCTGCTCCGATAAAGCCAACGAGTCCGACAATCATATACGATTATAGAGATCCGACGAAGTTTGCAACGGCTGGCATGTCACCAGTGAACGCATAGGTTCCAACATGATGCGTCTTCATCCAAGGACATAACCAAATTTGACCACCGATATTTCTCCACCACTGGCAGAACATATAGTCTTCAGAGAGATAACGATCAGACCCACGACCACCATTTTCCTTTGTATCAATGACAGTATCAAAGTATGCATGGATATATCGTGAACCATCAAAGTTGGCTTGACCAACATGGTCTGGACGATACTTCAATTGTGGATATGCTTCGGCGAATTTTGGGAAAACTTCACGCTTGACCATCATATAACCTGTGCCAATCTCAAGAACTTCGACTGGCTCAGCAACTGAAAACTTCTCAGTGCCTGGAACTGGATTAAAGACGAAATCACCAGCAAGTTTTTCCATATCTTGCGGAGTAATTTCTGGATGACGCTTGACGCCTTCTTTCACAGCACCCCACTTGATCGACTTCTTTGGATATGGTCCGCCAATGACATCCTTCTTCATAGCAAGCAATGCAATTACATCGCGTGGATCAAAATGAATATCAGCATCAATGAATAGCAAATGAGTAAAACCTTCTGCTCGGAGGAACTCATCTACGAGATAATTGCGTGCACGAGTAATAAGAGATTCGTTAAATATGAAAGAAAAACGAACTTCAATGCCGTACTGTGTACACACAGATTGAAGATCAAGGCAAGACTTTAGATACATTCCATGCGCAGAGCCACCATACATTGGGGTTGCAACAAATAGTTTATTTTTGCGTAGTTCTTCTACAGAGACTTCTAACTGCATAATTATTCACTCCAGTTGTAAAATTTTCTAATATTGTCAATAATTTTAGACTGATCATCGAGATTTTCGTTGACCATTGTCTCTATATAGTCCATGAGAGTCAGCGACCCCATTATATTCGAGATTTTCGTCGCACGAGAATTTTTGAATTTGTCATCTTGGTCGTCTTTACGATCAACATGGCGCTGTTCTTTGATATCATGTGATGCTGAAAGAACAAGAACCTTGAATGAATTTGGAAACCACTCCGAAAGTTTGTCTAGTAGTTTACCATTGAACAGGCGATCACCTTCGAAGATGACATTTGTTTCAGCATCTTCATACCATAACTCACTGAAGAACTTCTCAGCATCTGGCTGGACTGCCATACTCAAACGATCTGTTCCTTGAAACACATTACCATCATTTGCATACTTGCCAAGAATATACAGATTTAGTTTCTTGGAATACATTGCGTCAAGTAACTTCTGTGGCTTGACAACTTGCCAGTCATCAGCCATTGAAATCAACTTAAACATCAAAGTGGTCTTGCCAGTTGCTGGTTCACCACCCATTGCAATCACTTTTACCATAATGCTTCTAGTCCTTGTTGTACTGGGGTTTCATCTGAAAACATCCACTCAAGACGATCTATTCTACCACTTCTCACATAAGAAGTAAACTTTTCTTTGTTGATTGTAGCATTACGAATTGCAAGTCTTGAATCAAGAGTTTCATCTCTTGATTGCCACAACACATTCCACTCAATGCCTGTCCAGCCATCTTTTTCTGCTTGCTGAATTTCTTCAGACTGACGATCAAGATAGTAACCAAGATATCGCCCATGGTGTTCACGAAAGATTTTCTTGAACGAACAAAGGCAAGTCTCCATGGTGAAGAAATCTATCTGTAATTTGAGTTCAGGAAATCTTCCTCTTGTTTCTTCAAGTATGTCTTTCGCTTCACTTTCAAGGTCATTGCACTCT